ACATCCTCTGGGCCTTTGGGGATGAACTCAACAGGCCGAGCAGTTGACATGAATACGCGCATTAAGCTGGGTTTGACTGCGCGTACTGTATCGCGAACCTTTGTTGCTACGACGCTAGACCGTCCGTCTTCGTAGCCAATATCAACCTGACCGTCAAAGTAGCGCTGGGCTTTGATGCGGTCATGTGTGATCTCGCTTTCCACAAAATCAACAGCCTGCGCAATCGCGTCCTGAACGATCCCTTCAACTTCTGTGAAACTTTTTGCTTTAGGTTCCATTCTATTCTCCGCGAGTTGCGCCGTATGTCATTACGCCTGCTGTTGTAAGCGCATCCACGATCTGCTGCGCTCTTGTCGGGTCTTGTAGTCGCTTGGCTTCATTTAACAATATCGGCACAATTTTGTCACGCTCTGCGCCTTGCATTGTAAGCAATTCGCCAATCTCTCTGTTAAGGTTTGAGCGACGAGAGCCATATAGCACTTCGTTAATCATGCGATTGACAGGCTCATTAACGACACCCTGATAAACTCTGCGCAGTGGGGATGGTGCTTGCATGCTGTCAGGTTCACGAAGGTCTGCAAGGTCTTTGGCAGCTTCACTTCTGAATGTTGTTTGTGATCCTTCTAGGACATCACTGCGAGTTTTGCTAAACTCTTTTTCAGAGAAAAGACGCTGAATAACTGCGTCAGCGTCAGGCTTGCCTAGCAGCAGCTCCAGTTTCTCGCGGTTCCATGCCTTATCAAACTGCTGCCAAGCTGACGCAGCGTCACTGCGGGATGTACCCATCAGAGCTGCCAGATACTCACGAGCGCCCTTCTTGTAAGCGTCAACCTCAACTGGCTTCATTTTCTTTAGCATGTCTGACAAGTCTTGTGGCGACATTGCAGACGTTGCCCCACCAGAGAAAGTGTTTCGACCTTCGTCCAATGCACGCTGAATTGATGAGCTTTCTGCGTAGCCTGCACGAGCTTTTGAGTAGTTAGGTATTGTGTCCAGACGACGATCCATGTCATCTATCAGTGGCATTAGTTGGCGCACTTTGTTAGACTGCCCAGCTATTTTTGCAGATGTAATTGCATCCGACAACGCGCTTCGAGCGTTATGCAACTTCGTTGCTGAAATTTCGCCTTCTTGGCCTAAGTTGCGCAAAACTGTGTTTAGTGAACTTTTGACGTTGCTAGCTGCTTCGTCTGCCAGCATCACGATACCAGACCGCAACGCAGATACATCAAACTTTTGATCTGATGATAACGCTGCGTCATACATTGGGCCAAGCTCCGAAGACTTCCGCGCTGCCTCTGCCTGCCGCGCTGCATAGGCTGCATCTGCTGGCCCCATTGCCTCAGTAACTGTCTCAGCTACACGCTCACCTGCGCCACCTGCTCGTGCTTCAATCTCTTGACGCAGAACATCTGCGCCCTCACCTTCCATAGTCGCTAAACCCTGCGCTCGGCTGCGAGGGGAGCCTGGAATGTCGGCAATCATGCCTTCTGGGCCTAAAGACTGAAGATACTGCTGAATGTCTTGGCCAGCAACCTGTGGGCGCTGAACAGCGCGACCCATGCGACGTAAAGCTGCCCCGCTAACGCCCTGCTGACCGCCGCGAATAATGTCTTGCACACCACGAGTTACACCGCCTGCAATTTGACCTGCAACTGGGGCAACTGCACCTGCCAAGCCGCCAATAATTGGTGCAGATGGGGGAACATTTGTAACACGAGGGACAAACCCGCCTTCGCCCCTTCCAAATTCAGGTAAAGATGCAACTGCTGCGCCTGTGCCTGCGCTAGTTGCCATTCTGCCAACTGTTCCCATTCCTTGGGTGAGTTTGGCCACACCGCCAGCAGGCAAGACTGCGCCTGCTACGCCGCCAGACAGTTCACCTTTTGCGTACTGCTCAGGCGCTGCAACTTGCAAAGCCTCGTCAATACGACGCTGTAAGTCCCGATATTCCGCGTATTTTGCACGCGCTGCCTCAACATCTCCTGACCGCAGAAGCTCGTTTGCAGCATTGTACGCGCCACGAGCTTCGTCATATAGGTTCATAGTCACACCAGAACGAAACCCGCCATATGTAGCGGCAGTTTCTAATCTTGCTTGCTCGGCTGTCTTTCGGCTTGCTCTGGCGCGATTTAGGGCTTTCTGTTCTGCATCAGAAATGGTGCCGTTGCGCTCTAACTCTTCAAGAACCTTGATGGCTTCTAAAACTCGTGACGCCTCTGCGTATGTTGTCTCATTTGCCATCAGTCAATTACTCCCTCTTGCTTCAGAATGTCCATTGCGCCTCCACGATCAAGTGGAGCTGTTTCTGTTGGAGCTGAGTTAAAGAAAGTTCTCACATTAGCAAAAGGATTTGGCAGAGCAGACATTTGACTGTAGGCTTCTGATGGAGTTATTGTTTGGTCAAGCGCTTTCTGGGCAATCTCACCAACTTTTCGGTCATGCTCAAGAAGCGCAATCATACTTTCAATAATCAATTTGTTGCCGCCAGAGCGCGCGGCAATACTTGGCAGTGATGCCTTATAAAGAGCCAAGTCTGCGTCAGAGATTGTGCCTGAACCTGGAGGTCTTTGCGCTGGAACAAGCTGACTAATAATCGCTTCAGCCGCTGCCGCAGCGTCTCCTCTGAAGTCGCCCAAGCCAAGTGCATTGGCTCGTGATGCCAGTCCAGCCATAATCCCAGTATCTGTCTGGTCAAGCAAGCTGCCAAGGCGCTCAACTTGTGCCATGTTCCGCTCTGCCGCACGTCCAACATTCCGTATTTCACGCAAGTCCTTAACATCGCCCTTTTGTGCCTCTTCTGCAAATGGCGTCAACTCAGGTTGCATGCCGCCTACGGCGTCAATATCAACAATTTGCCCACCTTTACGCTTAACAGTGTATGGCGCATTTGGATTAAGTTTGACGCCTGGAACTAATTTCATAACTTCAGCGCCAGTCATAATCATACTTGTATCGCCAACTTGAGAGCCTTTGCTTCTTTGCGCCAAAACAGCGCTCATTACATTCGCAGCAGACTTAGGATTGGCTTCTACTGCCGCAGCAATCTCTGGATAGCCATTCTTTTTTAGCCACTCAATCGTCTTGTTGGTGCGAGCTGATTGAACGCGCTGTGCGCCACGCTGCTGGATCGCTTCACCTGCACGCATTTCTGGCATAATAAGTGGATCAAGCGCTGCCGCAAACTGCTCGAAACGAGACAGCCCAGTTTCTGGATTGCGCTCAGATGCAAAGTCTAGCAGCCCTCTCAGCTTACTCATCGCACCGCGTTCACTCTGCTGGTTGCCACCCATACTTGCCTGCAAAGGCGCTCTGACTGTTTGATCCATGTTTGTGTCTCCTTGCTGTCCAGCAAAATCTAGCAGCCCTTTTAGTCTTGATCCACGAAACTGCGCAATGCCGTATGCACCCATGCCGCCGCCAGCAGGGTTGTATGCATTTGGGTCTAAGTGCGCATAACTTTCGGTCATTAAGTTGCCGACAATCCCTGACGCTTGTGCAGGCGTGAAACCTTGGCCTGTGAAGTATTTATAAGCCTTTATGACATTTTGAGGCAAATCTGGAACCTCTTGGTTCATGCCTTTAAAAACCTCAAGTGCATACTGCTTGCGACGATCTAAAGCTGACCCGCCAGCGCGTTCATACTTTTGTTCAAACAGCTCAGCATAGTCTTGCGGTGTGATTGCACCAGCAGACTTGAAAGCGTCCATTGTCGCGCTCTCAGGCCCACGCAGCTCTTGCATCATGTAATCAAGCTGCGTTTGGAAAGGTATGTTGTAATTCACCGCCATGCTTTGCCTTACTTATACCCAATTGCCTTGCGTTTTGCATCCATGAAAGGACGTATGACGTATTTCAATGCAGGAACCTTACGAACAACTTTTGCAAATTGAGCGCCGTACTTATCGTATGCATTAAAGAACCAATCAGGTGAATGGCCCACAACCCAATCGCGGAACTCCATCCAGCGAGGATCGTCTTCGCCGTAAACTTCACGCGCTACCCAACACAGCGTTGGCAGCATCGTCGCGGCTTGTAAGTAACTAAATAAGCCAGGCTGCGATGTTTGCGTTGTTGTCGATTGATTAGGCACAACCCCAAGCGCTGCTAGTGGCGCAGCAAGTGATGCCTGTGGTGCTGCTGTATAGCCTGCGAACTGCTGACGCGCTGCATCAATCAACGACTGCTGCAATGCCTGTTGCATCAAGCCTTGACGCTCTTGCGCTGCAGTAATCGCTTGGCCTGTTTGGAACGCTTGCTGGCCTAGACCGCCAAGCTGTGATGCCGCGCCCAAGCGTGCAGCGCGATCCCGCATTGCTGCGTCCATTGCTTGGGTATAGCCCATCTGACGCTGTTGCGCTGCAATGTCGCCTGCCATGCGTCCGTATTCGCCAGCCATAACACCTTCTGCAACACCTTGGCGCGACCCACCGAATGCGCGCGCTGCAGTGGCTTGAGCGCCTAGCGTATTCATAGCCATCTGACGTTGACGCTCAATGTCTTGCTGCGTGCGGTCAATCACCTCTTGCTGGTATGGATTGAAGTAAGCGCCGACTTGCAAGGGAGACTGCATGGCTTGGCGTGTCCCGCCGATTGCGCCTTGCAAAGACTGAGCCGCTGCTTGGTTTACGTTAAACGGCTGTGGCTGCGCTGCTGCTGGCTGCGGCGCAGGCTGGTACGTTGCCGTAGGTTGCGGTGTTTGCAGGGCGCCTGTCTGCGCCGCTACTGTTGGTGCTGGTGCTGCTGCGCCCATGTTACACGCCTTTCTTAGTTAAGTTGAAGCTGCAAGTGCAAGCAGTTCATTTAAATTTGTAATACCAGCTTCTGCATAAGCCTTACCTAGATTGGGAGACTTTATTCTATTCTCAATCTGGGATGCGGTAAGGGTTTTTCCAGAAATTGGGTCTTTGATCTTAGTGCCCTTCGCGGGAGGGGCGGGCAAATCCGTGCTAACGCTCGCCCCTACTTGAGGTGAAACCGCAAGTGCTTGATCTAAACTTGTTATGCCAGCTTCTGCATAAGCCCCACCTAGATTAGGAGAGTTTATTCTATTGTTAAGCTGGAATGGGGTGAGAGTTTTTCCAGAAATTGGGTCTTTAACCTTAGTGTCGTAAAAGGGGTCATACGGTCTGTCATCAACACCTTTGCTTTGCTCATACGCAATACCCGCCTCAGTCGCAGTCATTCCCATTGATGGAGCCGCTTGCACAAAGTCACCTAGAGTTTCTAGTTTAGGGGGCTGTGAGCTTGCCGAAGAAGGTGTCAATAGCCCATCTAGCGCACGACTTAGGACTGTGCCTTCTGGATCATATGTTGGATCAGTTAAGCTGCGATACAGGTCTGCGCCAAAGGTGTCTTCTGGTGTCGATGTCACTCCAATAATTTCAGATTGACCTGTTTCTGGATTATAGCGCGTCTCAACTAAGTCGCCGCTTCCAGCAGGAGATTGCGCATATGCCCCGCCAATATTACGAATGCCAGCAGCCGATGCAGATGCGCCAGCCATGCCGTATTGCTCCATTATGTCTGCAACATCATCGCCAGTGCCGCCGCCAGTAAATGTTCCTAAATCACTTGGCGTTGCAGGCGGCGTATATGTGCCACCAGTTGCCGCTGCAAAGTCAGCCGAACCAAGCTCACCTGCTGGAACAGTGTAAGACCCTTGCGGCGTGTTGATTGTTATAGGCACATCTTTTGCAGCTTCGGCAATCTCAGGATTAAATGCTGGGTTTGCCGCAGCAATTTGTTCAGCAGTTAAGTTTGGATTATTTAATACATCGCCGAACTGTTCAAAGGCATCAACAACAACTTGGTTCTGTTGCTGCTTTAATAACTCATTATCAATGATGTCCCCAACCGCAGGAGTGTCGCCACCAACAGCAGGAACTATTGGAGGCAGGACATCTGAGGGCAAATCTTCATATACATCAAGAACATCGTCAACATCAACAGTTGGCCCATATGGGTCTGTAGATGGATCAAATATTGGGCCAACGTAATCTGGGCGCGTCACAACAGGGTCTGGAAGTTGCGTGCCTACAGTGAAGGCTGGTGGCTCAGCTTCAACAATTGGCGCAGTTGGTGGTGGCGGCGTTGCGTCAACAACTGGCGCACCCTCAAACTCGCCAGTGACAGGATTGATAAACAAGCTCTCAATAAGGTTAAACTGCGCAGGTCTGCGTCTTGCAAACTCGCCAAGCGATTGCTCATATAGTGGCGCAGAGGAATAACCACGAACACCACCTGCAAACTCTTGTGGTGTTGGCATACCCGCCATTGCTCCACCCGCAGGAGTTGTTAAGCCAAACGCACCTGCCTGACCTGCCACATTCTGAAACGCAGCTTCTTGTGTTGGCGTGAATGCTGCAACGTCTGCGCCGTAGTAAGGCACATAGCCAATCTGGGCAATGCCAGGCTGACCCAATGCACCAGCTTGGCGCAGGTTGAATTTTGCTGCATCCTCAATGTACTGAGGTACTTCGACACTCGTTGTTGATGAGCCGCCTTTACCGCCTGCCATTCTTATATCTCCTTAACGTATGACGCATGCAGGGGCTTCCAGCCATGCTTGGTCAAAGGTTTTTTCCAGCCATAGCGACCTGTTATTGTCACTGCTTCGCATCCTTGCGCTTTAGACCATGCTATCACATCTTTATGCATATCCATAAGCTGATCTAATTCTCCACCACCTAGAAACACATTTAGCACCTTTTTTCTAGGATATACCACAATTTCTGTAACTATGCACCCCTTGGGCGCAGGCCACAACTGCATCTTGCCTTCAGCAAGGCCAGACACAACGTCATCAAAGTTGTGCGTGCCGCCAGAATACTCCAAAGCCGCCTCGATCCAAGGGCGGCATCTTGCAAGCTCATCTATCTGAGTATGCGCATTCATCCATGTAACCTCGTAATCGCAATAGTTGACGCAGGAGCAGCAGGCGCAAAGGCAGTTGCAGTCGTGGCATCTAAAAACCCACTTGTGCTATCGACAGCCCACATAGCCTCTAAATAATCATCAGCACTCACATCAAAGATCGCAGAGCGTGACACAACCAGCACTGAATTGTTTTGGTGCAGCGCGTTTTTCATGGTTGACCCCGTAACGTCAGTGCCATTGATGCGAGGCCAAAACCAAAAGTTCACTGTGCTGCTAGACGTTGATGCAATCTGCGCCGAAAAGCTAATCATGTATTGACCAGCTTCAGCAAACACAATGCGACTTGCAGGCGTGCCGTTTGTTACACCTTCGGCAATGCTGGAAGTGTACGTTAAAGCGTACGCTGTGTTTATGGCTGCTGCTGTCTGATCTGTCGTGACTGCGCCAGCGTATTGACCATCCTCAAGCACGACCTGCACCCAAGCGCCATCTTTGGATACGACAGGATACTTATTTTCACGATCCCACATCATGATGCCATCTTCAGCAGCAGTTTCGTCACCAGTTTGCTGAACTAAGGCAGAGCGCGTTTGACCTAAGAAAAGCATGAGGCGGCGACCCCATGCTTGCCAATCATTGCCTTTCGGCTCTGGTGCGCGTTGCTGCTGCGTCATCTACGACCCCCAGCAATCGCATCAAGCCTGTTGTTGCCCACGCGCCAATCTGTGTATCTTGCACCCTCAACGCGCATTCTAAACTGACGCCCAGTAAAGCGCATGCTTGTTGGGTTGCTCATAGAAAATGGCCCATAGTCTCGCTCAGTGCCGTTGGGGTAGAACCGCGTTTTAAACGTAGCATTCACATCACCTTGCGTTTTCTCATCAGGTATCATTTCAACAATACTTGTAACCTGATCGCCAGACGCAATGTAAATCGGGCCAGTTTCTGCAAAAGGCGTCAAATCATCGTAATCCAAGCCAACCTCATGCTCGTATATCTTAAAGTCAGCAGCGTCCATCATTAGAGGCTGGCGGAATACGCCGCGATCTGTGCCTGCTGTGCGGTCAAGCTGACCAATGTACCATGTGTTTTCTACATAGTTATAAACAACGTAACGGTCATTCTCGATAGACGACCCGCTTGGGTAGAACCACCAAACTTCGCCAAACATACTGTTTGACATAGCAAATACTTTGCTGATCTGCGGTCTGTTTATGTCGTTAAATACATAATCAGAAACCTCGCATGGCATTTCTTGAACGCCGCCACCTGTGTATGCATAGAACGAATTAACGCCCATCCACATAGCGCCCTGATCTACAACAACGCATCCTTGCGCTGATGCAAGACCGCAGGATGTACCAACGCGCTCAATGCCATAAACATAAGGTGGGCCAATGTAGTTTGCCACATGCGCATCGCGGCTGGTTAGCAGCAAAGTCTGGCCCTTGACTGTATGACCAGCCATAAGCTCACCAGAGGTTTGCAATTCCAAATCACCAGCTTCGTTTGTGGCTGCTGGTGTCCAAGTGTTGTTGTCCTCACGATCTGACCACTGCACCTTGCGAGGATTGCCACCTGCGCCCAATGCAAACAGAAAGCGCTCTTCTGTTACGACAATGCCTTTGTTGCTTGTCGGTGCGTTACTTAAAACTGCCGCAGGAGTTGCGCCGTCTAGCTGCCATTCGTAAATTTTACCGTCATCTGAATTGCAGGCTAAGAGATATTCGCCCCAAGGTTGCAAATGCCAAGATGTGGCTGGATCAATGTTGATCGTGTCAGGCCGCGCAACGCCATATGCGTATGACCCATAAAACCCATAGCCGTACCCAGTAAACGCATCTGCATCAATGCGACCTGCCGTAAGACCTGATGGGGTAATGTCGTATTGAATGCCAGCTTCAGTCCAAGCGTACAACTTATTGTACGACCCTGACGCAATGTAACGATTGCTTGAGTTGTCAATCCACGTCAGCATGCCGCGTAACTGGGCATTGCCTGCGTTACTTGATCTGGTGCGCCACCCGCCAATCGGACGCATAATACCGTCATGCCAGCGCACTAAGTTTGCGTCACGCCAGCGCCCCCGCGATTGTAGATCGGTACCTTGTCGATAAATTCCCGCAGGGATATTTAGATCAATCAGAGCCATTTTGAACCTCTTGGCGCATTATGCTTGAACTCTAACATATAAGTAAATAAAATAAAAGAAAGGCGGCACTGCTACCAACAGCCCGCCTATGATCGAAACCTAAGTCACTGGAGGCTCCGATGCCAAAACAATTACCACCCCTAGATTTGCTACGCAAGCTATTAAGATATGACCCAGATGAAGGATGTTTGTACTGGCGCGAAAGAAGTCCTGATTTATTCCTTGATAATGGGAACACCGCTATTCATTCATGCAACGCATGGAATGCTAAAAATGCCAATAAAAGAGCATTTACATCATATGATCGTAATGGGTATTTGCATGGCAGGATATTCGGGTCTGCGTATCAAGCGCACAGGGTAATATGGGCAATGCAAAACAATATTTGGCCAGAGCAATTTATAGACCATATAAACGGCATAAGGGATGATAACAGATTGTCCAACTTAAGATGCGCATCAGTGACAGACAACAATAGGAATATGCGATTAAGTGTTAGAAATAAATCTGGGTGCGTTGGCGTGTTCTTCCATAAGCTAACTAATAAATGGGTTGCCTCAATTGGCGTTAATAGAAAATCTGTTTACTTGGGTTATTTTTTAGAAAAGTCTGATGCTATTGATGCTAGGAAAAAAGCCGAAACTGAATATGGCTATCATAAAAATCATGGCTTAATAAAAAAGAGCCAGATTTAGTCTGGCTCTTTTTAGACTTACTCTTCGGCTTCGCCTGCCAACGATGCCTTGAGCATATTTACAAACGCATCCTTGCCAACTGACATTTGCGTTACGCTAAACTGAGCAGAGCCAATCTTGCGATCTAAGTCAGCAATGTGGCGCACCATAGCTTGCTGCTCGTCTGTCATATCTTCTAGCGTGTATTCTACATCATCAATCGTGATTGGCGTTGCTTGTTTATCTGCCATCGTGATCTCCTTTTGTGTTACTCAGCCGCCCACGGTACTCCCGCTGCGCTGGTTGGGGTTTTGTCAGCTTCAATCTTAGCAGCAATCGCCGCCTCAACATCCGCTTGGTTTACTTCGGCTTGCGCCCATGCAATGCAGTTGGCTTCCGTTACGCTATCGTAAGCAATAAAACCATCCGCATCCGCATCTGGTGTGTGGCTAGTTGTGCCATAGCTAGACGCAGAGTAATCACCGTCTACGCCATCGCAACGCCAGTGGATTACAGTAATGCCACCGTCTGCCAAGTTACGTTCTGTCATTGGTACTGACCATGTGTATTGGATTGCCATAATGTTTTCTCCTATATTGCAGCAATGATGAACGCTAGTAATTCGCTGTAGCGAACACCCATGCGTGATCTTTCTTCGCCAGTTTCTTCGTCAGTCCAAGTTGTGTGAATGAACATAGCATAGTCACCAGCGTCTAATCCTTCAGCCGCAAATGCAGCTTGTAGGTCTTGTGCAATGATACCAAAGTGCGTTCTGGCTTCATCACCCTTTTCTTCTACAGCATCACGCCAACGGAACTTACGCAGCAAGCCTTTTGCAGCTACAGCCACACGTTGCTCTGCGTCTGTTAGCTCCGCAATGTCTTGCTTTTCGTTTTGATCAGATGTTTGGATTGTGCCGTTGGTAGCATAGATGTCGTCAAAGCGAACAGTTGACCTGCCCAAGTCAATAGCATTATCTCTATTATCACCAGTCAATACGTTCCCCGGATATAAAGCATTCACTGAATCATTAGCTTTAAGGCCAGTATCTCCAGCTCCAAATATAACAGTAGAAGTACTTGCCCCAGCAAATGCTGTAGTACCATTTGTAGCAGTCCCAATACTCCCCACAGTGGTGCCGTCTTTGCGGAACTGCGCAATAGTTCCATCCGCAGACTTACGGTTAAGAATTAAAACTGTGCCTCCAGCTGGGTTAGTCAAAGTGTTTACAACAGATAATTCACCCTCTGGACGCAAGCTAATACCATCTGTTGTATTATCTGATGAGGTCTTACCCACCAGCAAGTTACCGCTGCTGTCGAACCTAGCGTACTCAGTTGTACCAGCGTTGTTCTTGAAGGTAGTATCACCACGTAAACCGCCAGAGAGGTAGAGGTCTTTGAAGCGGCCACCTGACTGTCCTAAGTCAATAGCTGCGTCACGGAATGAACCTCCAGATGTAGATGGGGTAATATGACTATTACCAAATCGCATAAAGGCATCTGTACCATTGGGCGAACCTATATATAAATTACCAACGTAACTCCCAATACTCCCCACAGTGGTGTTGTCTTTGCGCAGGTCTATAAT